GAAGCGATCGAGATCATTCAGGCGATCGACCAGACGGACAACACGTGTGATGCACGAATCGACGTGTCGGAATTCCGCGCCGCTCTTGCCGCTGCGGAGGCCGCATGAACGCCCGCATGTCCGAAGAGGAAGCTCGCGAAGCAAAGATCCGCGAGCTGCTGCAAAAGAACGTCGAGTACACCAAAGCACTGATCGCTGCTGGCGATCTGAAGACGATCCGCGACGTTGCGAACGACGTCACAGACTATTTTGCGCTCGACGAGGCTGCAAACGACTTGCACAAGCTCGTAACCGGCGAACTGACTTTCGAGCAGGTCCGCGACAAGGTGATCGAGGACGACGCCGAGGTTCAGGCGATCTCGCAAGTCGAGAAGATGGAGAAAGACCGCGAAGAAGAGGCGCGCTGGGCACGTATCGAGCGCATGGCTTGGAATCGTGAGATTGGCTACCTGATCTAGCTGGACGGATCGCCGCGCACCGACATACAACGCGCGGCTTGCCCTGATGTCGGGTCAGCAAATTGACGCAGCGGGATCTGAAATGCCCTGACGGCCGAGAACAGAACGGCGACCTAACAACCAAACGGAGAGCGGAATGGGCTTCGATATTCATCTGTACAAGGAAAAGCGTGTGGACGGCAAATGGGTCACGGCTGACCAGTGGGTTAGCTACGACTACGGCGATGACGACAAGGGCATGGAAGTGCCGTGGAAGCAGCGCTTCACTGACCGCAACTACGAACTGTTCGGCCTTTTGTCCAAAGGCGTCCGTTCCGAATTCCCGTTCTCGTTCGAGCCGCGCGGTGTGCCATTCAATGCGTGCGCCGAATACGTAAGCGAAGTCGATCGAATCGGCGTGGGCGGTCACGGCCACAGCTATCTGTATCTACACGAACTGAAGGATATGCAGGCGTTTCTCCAGACCGCCACGATCAAGCTTGGTGGCATGAAGAATCGACAAGAGCTGGCAGCATTTCGCGCTTCGATTGCAAGCGATTCACCCGACTGGAACTTGATCTACCCGTACTGCGCGTGGGCATCTAGCGGCGACTACGAGGAATTTGAAGTCGATGCTCCCGCCTCCTTTGCAATCGGCGGAGGCCTGGAGCGGATTATCGCCAGCTTCGACGGCATCGATGGCGACAACCACCGCATCGTTTTCTACTTCGATAACTGATCCGGCCACCACACCCAATAAACCAACCGCCGGCGGCGCCGGCTGAACAGGAGCGGGATATGAATTGCGATTGCCTCAAGTTCAACGAGCAAAAGCTGATCGAACACTACGCGGCAAAAGGCGTCGCCAATCCGAAGGTGTCGCCTGACTTCCTCGGCATCGACTTCCAGACTGGCCAAGGCTGCATCAGCCTAGTCTACACCGTGCGGGGCGACAACCGGCCCTACAACACGCAGAAGGGAAAGGCCTGCCACTTCGTCGCCTCGTACTGCCCGTTCTGCGGCAAGTCGGCAAAGGCCCAAGCTGAGCAGGTGCAGTTGTGATCCGCTTCTGTCTCTTCTACCGCATGGACTGGTGCGAGCAGCGGCCCGGCCTGATGTTTGCCGCGATCGGTGTCCTGATCGTGCTGGCCGGCGTGCTGGAAGGGCCGTTGCAATGAAGCTAACCGAATGGTTCGATTCTGAAAAGTCGCTTCCTGCAATGCATGGAGTGTACGAAACACGAATCGATGACCGGGATCCAGATGAGTACTACCAGTTTTGGAACGGCCGATTTTGGGCGCGTCCTGACGAATCGAAGCTTGGTGCGCTCATGAAGCGGAATATCGAATCTGGACTGCAAAAAATTCAGTGGCGCGGTTTGGCCAAAGATCCGAAAAACATAACGCCATGATACGCCACACAGCCTACGCCCTAGTGTTCCTGCTTGCCTTCCTGTTCATCGTGGCGGAAGTGTAGCAGTTGGACGAGATGAACGACGTACTGATATGGAGACCGATGTGAAGCGCAAGTATCGAGAAGCCATGCGCGATAAGGCCGATCGGATGCGCAGCCTGCTGGATGAGGATGACGAAGCGGTCGAGGCGCGGGACTGGCACGACGAGTGGGTTTCAGCGTCGGAGGCCAGCAGGGAATCGAGTGATATTCAAACGGAGATGACGAAGTGAAAAACGGAACGATTGAGATGGCTTTGGAGCCTGTCGAAACTCAGGCGCAGCCGCAGTATGCGATTGCGCCGCAGCGTGAGACCAACATGGCCGTCGCGGTCACGCCTGTCGATCTGCTGCGCCGTGCGCTGGATAGCGGCGCCGACTTGGATCGCTTGGAGCGCCTGATGGACCTGCAGCAGCGCTACGAGGAAAACGAGGCCCGCAAGGCGTACGTGGCCGACATGGCTGAATTCAAGCGCAATCCGCCAGAGATCATCAAGGACAAGCAGGTCGGCTACACCGGCAAGGACGGCTTCGTTGGCTACTCGCACGCGTCACTGGGGAACGTCACGACCGCTATCGTTGAAGGCTTGGCGAAGCATGGCTTTAGCCACCGCTGGGACACGGAACAAAGCGGCGCCAATGTGACTGTGACGTGCGTTCTGACTCATCGCATGGGCCATAGCGAGCGCACGACCCTGACCGCAGCAAAAGACGACTCTGGCAAGAAGAACAATATCCAGCAGGTGGCATCGGCAATCACCTACCTGCAGCGCTACACGCTCTTGGCGGCCACCGGCTTGGCTACCAAGGATCAGGACGACGACGCCACGAAGGCAGAACTGGATACCAGCCTTGCGGACAACTGGATTGCCCGCGTCAATGCTGCGCCGACTGATGCCGACGTCGTCAAGGTTTGGGAGCTTGGCATCGTCGCGATCGAGAAAGCGAAGGATCAACACGCGTACCGCGAGTTCAAGGCCGCTGTGGCTTCGCGTCGCGCTGAATTGGCAGGGAGCGAACCATGAAATTTATCGAATGCGTCCAAGGGACCGAAGAATGGTTTGCCAGCCGATGCGGGAAAATCACTGCCTCGTGCTTCGCAGACGCCATCAGCCGCTGCCAGAAGAAGTCTGGGGCGCGCAGTGTTGGCGACCCGACGGCGGTAGCTGAGCGTTACGCGGCTGATCTGGCGATCGAGCGGGTCAGTGGCCGGCCGCACGGTGAGCCGCCGAAGGCTTGGGTGCTAGAGCGCGGCCACGAGATGGAAGCCGCTGCGCGGATGCTGTACGAGGCGCGCACTCGTTCCTTCGTGACCGAAGCCGGCATCTGCGTTACCGACGATGGGCTGTTCGGATACTCGACCGACGGGTTGGTTGACGACGACGGCCTCATTGAAATCAAGGCGCCCATCGACAGCAGCAAGATCTTGTCGATGTGGCAGACCGGCGACACGTCGGAATACGATTGCCAGATGCAAGGGGGGCTCTGGATTTCTGGCCGCAAGTGGTGTGATTTTCTGATGTATGTGCCGGATCTTGCCGTCGTTGGCAAAGACCTGTTCGTCAAACGCATCCAACGCGACGACGCTTTCATCGACGCGATGGTCGAAAAGCTGGCCGAGTTCGACAAGTTGGTCGGCCAGTACGAAGCGATTCTGCGCAGCGCCGTGGGCCGCGAGCCGATGCGGGAGGCAGCATGACGCCTGAAGTTGAGCTTAACGTTTTTGCGTGTCTGAACTTCATTCGGGATCACGCTCCACAGTACGCCAAGGCGAAGTCGGAACGCATCTACTTGGAAGAATTTCGCAAGACCAAAAAGGCCTTGTGCATGAGGGCGGCGGAATCGAGCGGAGTCAACGCAATTAACGCCCAGGAGCGCGAAGCCTACGCCGATCCCGAGTACGCACAGCTGCTGGATGGCCTGCGCGCCGCAGTTGAAGAAGAGGAGCGGTTGCGATGGATGATCGTCGCCGCGCAAGCAAAGATCGAAGTGTGGCGGACCATCGAAGCGAATCGCCGCGCCGAAGCCAAGATCCTATAAGGAAAAGACAGCATGGACTTTGAATTCGAAACCACGCGCACCAGCCTTGCGAACGCGTTTGCAGGCGCAGGCGCGGAACTGCTGGCCTATCAGCCCCTCGTCAGCACCGCTGTTGCGCCGATCCCTGACACGCAGCCGCAGAAATACGCCATCGCCGGTACGCTCCCAGGCATCCTGCAGATGGCCGGCAAGATGATGGGCGAGGAAGGTAATGCGGGCCTCGAAGGGCTGACTGGCGAGGCGCTACTACGCGAAATCTTTACGAGGCCTGATCTTCCGGAATATTCGCGCGAAAACGAGATCCGCTACGTGATGTCCGAAGAAGGCGAAATTATCGTTACGCGCCGCGACTTTGATGCGATGGCAGAGTTTGCGAAACGGTTCGTCGCATCGCCTCGGACTGTCGCCGCAGCAGAGAAGCCGACCGGCGATTTGGTGACGCGCCTTCGCAGATTGGCCTCTGACGGTGCGCACTTCCAGACGAAGGCTGTTGACGCATCTGTGTTGACGGAAGCCGCTGACGAGATCGAGCGCCTCGCTCGCCAGTCACAGCAAGCAGTACAAACAGTTCCAGAGGTTGTGCGCGAAGCCGTCGCTGCTGCATTCGAGGACC